TGAATTATTAATAGCATTTAATAAAATACGAAAAGATTATAGAAACGAAAAACTATTATTAATGTTTGTTATTAATTTTACATTTATTGATAAAAAAATCTGTTTGGAAAATATGACTTTTATATAATATGCTTTATATTTGATAGTATATTATATTATGATGTAAACTTATCTTTATCAATAACAACTTCTTTAGAAATATTTTTAATAATCTTATTATAATTCTTTTGCTGTTCTTCTTTAGAAGATCCTGACATAACTTCACATAACATTTTCATATATTTATCATTTTGTTTAGATTTAGGATTATTATATTCTGGATTAGCTTTTTGCCAGTTAGGTATTTGTTTAAGGTTTTTGTTTGCAACAACTTTTATAGCATTTGTTAGTTTCTCTTTATCATCTTTAACCCATTGATTATCATCCTTAATGTATAATACCTCTCTTTTATAATCATTACAGTGTATTGGTCGTTGTTTGTAATCAATATCAGTTAAGTTTCTTATGAACACATTACTAATTCCTTCAACATATCCAACTTTACTGGTTTCTTCAAGATCTTCTAAACTAAGAGTAATTTGATTAACAAAGTCAGTTAGATTAATAGCATCTTTACATGTCTCATTTAGAAAAACACTAATGTTGAACTTGTTATTATTAGTATTATTAGTATTATTAATAGTATTATTCATAGTTCCGATTGTATTACTATGTGAAATTTCAATAAGGTGTTTATTATGTTCAAGAAGCTGTTTATTTTGTTGTGAAAGTTGTTCAATAAGTTGTTTATTCTGTTCAATAAGAAAATCCTGGAATGTTTTATTATCCTTAACTACATTTAAAATCATTTCTGCTTTAAGTTTATTACATTTTTTGCTATGTTTCCAGAGACCACTATTGGTCTTAAAATTATTTTTACAATTTTTACAAATGTATCCAGATTCATCTTGATTTATTGCTACTTTTGCCATTTCCAGATTTCCATTGGCCATATTTTTATGTTTTTCAGTTGTTAAATGTTTTTCAATATTGTATTTTTTAAACGTAGTATAGTCACATAATTCACAAATATATTTATCAGCTACTTTTAGATACTCTATGCTATTTCCATCAAAAACTGTAGATTTATTATTGTCGCTATTAATATTTATGTTGATATTATTGAAAGTGTCATTATCTATATGATTTGGTAATTTATCTATATTTTTGTCTACAAATGGAGGACAACTATTAAGAGTAGCATTTAGAGAAATATAATGTTCATATTCTTTTATTCTCGCTTCTGTAGCATCTTTACAATTATATCTTGCTATCTCAATCATACTCCAATTATCCCAACCGCCATTTTCTCTGATAACCTTATATATTTTAACAGTATTTTTCAAATTAGAACATGCTGTTTTATGACAATATTTTCTTTTTATAAAATTAGTTGTATGACCAACATATACATCTTTAACTGTCTCATCATTACAATAAATTTTATATATTATAGTATTGGAATAATCTATATTATTCTTTGGCATATTATAATATATTTTAAGATTATCTTTAAATTTAAATCTTAAAAAATCCTAAAATATCTATTAATGGAAATTTTTCAAAAAATGTCCAAAAAATAGTAAAAAATTTATCGTAACACTTTTTTTCTCATTTTTTTGAAAATGAGAGCATTATGGTCAGACACCCTGAAAAAGAGGGTCTTTTTCAAAACTTTTTTTGATTTTTCAAAAATGGACATAAAAAAAATGTCCAAAATCGAAAACCGAGGGTACTTTTATTTTGAAAGTTGAGACCGCCAATTTTCACCAAAATAATAATTACAATAATGTGACGATAAATGCTCACAAAAATAAAATAACAAAAATGCGGCTATTTTTTAGTAAGAATGGTAACACATTTAGCAATAAGTTTAAATAATAAAAATATTTAATCCGCTATTTACATTATGGATGATTTTAATGTTAGTTCATTACACGAATCAAAGAATGAGTGGGGAGCTCGTTTGCTAACTATTTTAACACCCCTGATCATTGAAGGATTCAAATCTATATTTGATGAATCATATAAACTCTGCAAAGACAATAATGAAACCGAAAAGTATTTGATGACTTTTCAAAACTTTATTACCAGAATTCCAAAATGGAACGCCACCATTATTGAAACTGAAAAGAAAAGAATAATTGATAGAAGTGGATGTTCTTATTTAGAAGAATTAGTTACATGTATTCATATTATTCAACTTAAATTACTTACAGCAATGCGTGTTGGTCAAAAACAAAAGAAAATTGACATCAATATTCCAAAATTAGATGATTTTGTTCATAAGTGTTACATTAATGTAGCAAGAAAAGTATATAAAAATGTATACCTTTTTGAATTAAATTGTCCTCCTTTACAAATTCAAAGACATACTAGAGAACTAGAAACGATTGTTCAAGAGTGTATTTTAAACGCAGTAAGAGATAGCATTCCAGTTGAAAGCATATTAAAGGCTTATATGGATGAAACAGTTGAAGAGGATGTTGTTGAAGAAATAAAAGAGCAAATAATTGAACCGCCACCAGCTATTGAAAAACAGGCAATCTTTGAAGGAAACGAGGGAAATATTAGTTTGAAATTTAATGATGTAGATTCAGTTATGACTAAAAATGGTAAAGAGGAGCTTATAGAAGCGCCAAAGACAATTGAGAGATTAGAAGAAATAAGTGCTTTAAGAAATATGCAAAGAAAGATGGAAGAAGAGGAAGATGAGGAAAAACTAAAAATTTCAAACGAGGAAATATCTTTAGATATTTTAGATGTTCATCAAATTAATCCTCCAGAAGTAAAGTTAGATACCGATCTTTTGCTAGATGATATTGAAGTTTTAGCCTAATTGGCAGGACACCTGCCCGACCGTGTAAGTAATTTGTCCTTTCTGTCGCACAAAAGATTATAAAATATTTTATGGTAATCAAATACCATATGAAGTATTAAATGACATTAAAAAATAAGAATTTTATTTATAATATAGGAAAGGTTCGGAAAACGTAGTTTTCTGATAAATGCGTTATTTCAAGTTTAAAAATGTAAAAATATATTCTAATATGGATAATATATTTTTAGTAGCAGGAATCATATCCGTAATTTACTTTATTGCTAAATTTTTAGAAATGAGATACGTAGATGGAGAACCAAAACCTCTTAAATTTTTGATAAGAGATAGTTTGTTAGTTTATGTAAGTGTAGTTCTTGGTAGTTTTGTCGTAGATCAATTGAAACCAGTGATTAATGAAACAGAATTACCAAGCGCTCCTTTAGCTTTTACCGATAATCCTCCGTTTTAAAAAAATTGAAATTACTTAAATATTTGTTGTAATAACTAAATGCTATAATTATGAGTCAAGGATTATTGATTGATTTTTCAGAATTTTCTGAAGATACAAAAAAAGATACCATTTGGGATATAGAAAATGCCGAAAAATTGCAACTGATTGATTTTATTGAGACAAGGCTTATGTCCAGATTTCAAACGATAATAAACGATAAAAATTCCCAAATTCATTCGTTGGAAAATAAAGTTATTGAATTACAAGAACAAATAATTAAATTAGAAGAAAAAATAGAGAGGCCTCAATTTGATTTATTCGTAAGTGAAGATATTAGATTACAAGAAGAAATATATAAATTAGAAGAAAAAACAGATTGTAGATTTAACGCGATTAGTAATATGTTAATTCCCTTTAATACATGTCCAACGGAATCTGATAGCTATATTCAAATCGGTTGCGAAGAACTAACAATATCGCCACAGTATACTCCAAAAGGCGCAGGTGGCTATAACGATTATCCATATAATTGGGAACAAATTAATTCCTTGTATAAATTAAAAAAATTAAAAATGAGTTTTAATAATTTACACAAAACAGGTCATCCAGATTATATTAGTCTACATCAGGAAATGACAAATATATTGACAAAAATTAAAAATCAAACAATCACGGAATTGAGTTTTGTATGTTGCTTCCGTGGAACAGGAGATCCTTATGAATATTATGACACACTTATTCCGATTATTTTACGGAATTTTCCCGAGTTATTAATATTAGAAATTTCAGATCATATTTATAATATTGATAGATTTACAGCGGGTTTATCTTCAAATAAACATAAATTGAAAACAATTTATTTAAAACAAAGAAAAGATATTGTCGGCATGTCAGTTGGTTCAGTAGAATTATATTGTGTACAAAATAACATTGAATTAATTTATCGTCAACATTACAATGACTTCCAACGCAGTTTGGAAAGCGATACTCCTTTCAATATGTAAAAAAAGAACGGTTAAAAGGCCGTTTGAAAAATAAAATATTATCATCTACCAGTCCATACCTTAACAAACGGATGTATTATTCTTTTTTTGCTTAAATCATTAGAATATTCATCATATGTATAATGAAATGCTCTAGGTTGTTTCATAATATCTCCAAAAAGCGATTTAATAGTAAGTAATTTAGGATATTCTTGACAAAATAGTAAACCCAATATTCTTTCTAATGAACAACGATCAGTTCTATTATGAACAGCATTAACGAGATTAGAAATATGATATTTATTTTCCAATAATTCTAAAAATTTTAATTTTATATAGCATTGACCCCCAAAGCATAAATTAAATGAATCATTTGTTGATTTTAAGCTAAGAACTAAATCATTTTTGTTGTTAACCTTTTTGAGTAAAAGGGAATTATTTCTTAACGCTGATGCCAAACGGTTTATATTATGTATATTCTCTTTATCATAATCATGATGCCATAGTGGCATTACTGGCATAGAAAATTTTTCAAAAGGAATTTTGTTATGTATAAATAAACTATCATGTATTATAACAGCATTTGGAAACCATTTATATTTTAAATAATAAATATATGGTAATAATTCTCCTCTACCAGGATACTCGGATTGAATAATTGTTAAATTAGAATAATCAAAATCAGCTTTAACAAAATCTTGATTGCTGTTATCATCAATAATAACAATTTTTCTTAAAGGATAAAAAGTTCTAATAAGTTTTACGGTTTGATTCCAATATCTGTTAGTTTTTTCAGAATTAACATGTCTAGATATAATAAAGCCATAGTTTGACATAATATTATTATAAATAAAGATAATAATATTGTTATAATTATTTTTTTAGACATAAATAGGTAAATCGTCTATATTAATTATAAATTCATTTTTAGGTATGTTTTTATTTGTAACTAGATATTTATTAAATTCTTTGCGTTCTAATTGAGCTTGAGGAGTATGTTTATGAACATATCGTGCAATCATTTTATATAATTTAAAATCAGGATAGCGTTCAATGCCGTTGTTTTTATATAACATATTAATACCATTATCATCAACGCACCATTCAACTATAAGTTTAACGAGAGGAGAACATTCACTAATATTTTTAATCATTTCAAAATCATCAACAATATAATCAAAAATAGAACAAGCTAATCTACATAAATCAAAACTAAAATTAGGTTCTAAACGCGGTTTTTTATCATTAAAATAGGGTTCAGTATTGTATTGTGTGGCGGCATCACCTCCAGTTTGAAAACTATCGCTACAAAATAATTTACCATTAAATTTATAAATTGCGCGTCCGAAATCAATTATTTTGTATATTTTGCCAAAGGTAGGAACCTTATATGTTTTTTTCTTATAGGTATAGTAAATAAATTTTTTGTTAGTAGGTATATACATAACATTGTTAGTATGAAGATCATTATGAGTAAATGAAAACATTTTCTGATAAGTAATTAAAATCATAATAATTTGCATCAAAGCAGAAAACCATTCATCATCACTTAGAGATTCATTAATAATTAAATCGTCAAAAGTATTCTCACAATTTTCCATACAAATAAGTTGTACTGGAAATTTTGGAAACGTTAGTATAATAGATTCCTCCTCAATAGTAGATAAGTCTGAATCGTCATCTTCCCATTCCTCATTTGAATCTTCATCTACATCTTCTTTCAAATCAGTGGTAATGTCTTCAGAACTAGTTTTTTTACTAATATTTTCGTCAAGGGTTTCGTCTTCTATATCATCTTCTATATCATTTTCTATATCATCTTCTATATCATTTTGTAAACTTGTAAAATCATTATCATCCGTATGAGATGTTCTAGATGAACATGTTGAGCCAGATCTTAATGTCTCAGACTTATTTTGATTAGATACATCAAAACAATTAGAATTGGTGATATCAACAAGTTCAACCCCAATATTTTTAATGTCATTAAGTGAAACAACATCTTGACCGTTATCAAATATATTTTCAAAAATATTGTCATCAATAGATTTAACTGATAAAACAGATTTTAAACTAGTAGAAATTTTAATGGGTTGTAAAGATTTTACCTCATTAGTAGTAATTAAATGTGAATAATCTTCAACGTTAAATAAAATCCCTTTTTGTTTATTAAAGAAATCGGATTGAACTAAATAATCAATATCATCAATAATATTAATTTTATATTCGTTTTTAATTGCTAAGAAAGAACCATAATAATCAAGACCGTGTATAAATTGATGATCATGTAAAATTTTACTTGATAAAAAACAGAAAAATCCATCAATGAATGAAGAATTATTGGGATCAGAAATTTTTGGGTGAACCTTGATAGATTTATCAATAGATGGTAAATTGAATAATTGAGAATCATTATAATTGTATTTTCCGACTAGATACTTAAAAGGATCTAATAATGGTGCCATTTTAATAAAAACTTTTTGTGTATTAGAAATGTCGTCATCGTCAGATATATGTTTAAGTTTACAATTGAAAATATGTTCATTGTCATCATTATCATCTTTATTTTTTCCAAGTTTACAAGAATCTTTAATGTCGGATATAGCCCATTGATGATTTAAATTAATGGAATTCCAATTAGTATTATTTAGTGAAAAAAATCTATCATAGATAGGTATATAGTTTTGAACACTAGCTAAATTAATTCGCTTGTTAGTTTGAAACTTGTTAAACAGATTAATATTCTTTCTCTTCTGATAATTAACAGATATAGTCATTAGCTAATAAAAATATTAATTAAAATAGTATTTAACTTATTATTTTATTAAAGTCTTAAGTATCCTTAATATTTAAAAAAACGAATAATTCGTTAAGATAATTTATTTTTATATGTCTGATATAAATATATGAATTTAGAGTTAAAACGATTTGATATGAAAAGTATAAGCTTTAAGCCAAATGAATCTAAGGGTCCAGTTATTGTATTAATAGGAAGACGTGATACTGGTAAATCATTTTTAGTTAGAGATCTATTATATTATCATCAGGATATTCCAATTGGAACAGTTATTTCTGGAACTGAAGAGGGTAACGGTTTTTACGGTAAAATGGTACCAAAATTATTTATTCATAATGAATATAATACAGCAATTATAGAGAATATTTTGAAACGTCAGAGAGGAGTATTAAAGCAAATAAAAAAGGAGATGGAAACTTTTAAACGCAGCACAATTGATCCAAGAACATTTGTAATTTTGGATGATTGTTTATATGATAATACATGGGCACGTGATAAAATGATGCGATTACTTTTTATGAATGGTCGTCACTGGAAGGTAATGTTACTCATCACAATGCAATATCCTTTAGGTATTCCGCCTACGCTCAGAACTAATATTGATTATGTGTTTATTTTAAGAGAGCCATATATCGCAAATAGAAAACGTATTTATGATAATTATGCTGGTATGTTTCCAACATTTGAGTCTTTTTGTCAGGTGATGGATCAATGTACAGAAAATTTTGAGTGTTTGGTAATAAATAATAACTCTAAGTCAAATAAATTACAAGACCAAGTATTTTGGTATAAGGCTGATGCTCACAATGATTTCCGTCTTGGTTCAAAAGAATTTTGGGATTTATCCAAACAAATTAATGACGATGATGAAGATGGGGAACAATATGACCCAAGTAATGTGAAGAAACGTGGCCAGGGTCCAAAGATTGCTGTTAAAAAAAGTAAATGGTAAAATTATTTTTTCTGTTCAGACCCGTAAGTATATTTATTATATACAATATACACTAATCCAACACATAAAAGAAGTGTAGGTCCATATATTTCAGGCGCTTTATTGGCAAATCCGTAAATAATAAGTAATATTTGTGCAATAACATTTCCTAATAAATAAACCCAAGTAAAACTAGTGGTGTTGTTAGTTGCGTAAATATTTGCAACAAGCGAGAAAAAAGAAACAACATTAAACATAAGCGATGTCGTAGCTAACAAACCATATTTTCCCATATATATATACCTTTTAGAAAAAGGTTTATAACGTAGTAAAAACGAAGTAAAAGCCAAAACATACAAACATACCTTTTAGAAAAAGGTTTATAACGTAGTAAAAACGAAGTAAAAGCCAAAACATACAAATATACTTTTTTAAAAAGGTTATAACAAAGTAAATCCTAAATTTTACAATTATATTTTGTTACAGTACTAACAAAATATAAGATGCTTTACACCTTTTCTCATTTAAAACGCCCATTATAGACACTAAAAAATAAAAAAAAATGTAAAATCAATAGTAGGAATTTCACCTACGATGGTCTTACTTTTTCATCTTCCTTGTGTTTATTTGAAGATGTGAAAGACGAAATATGGAAACATAATGGACGCTCTTGTTTTTCTATCCAACAAATGTAACAATATCATCGCCTACATATCCTCCTCTATAACTTTTTAATGTGTGTTTTCTTTTATTTTTCTTGTTTCTTCTTGTTTTTATTTTTGAATTATTATAAATTTTTGACTTACGCATATATATAAATTAAGAGATTAATTTCTAAATATACAATTTTAATCCTCCTTCTTCTTAGCAAAGGGTCCAGACTTTAGCTGACTCTGACCATAATCAGACTTTCCAACAACAACATTTTCTCCATCAAATAGTTCGCTTCTAATATCAGCAACAGAAATAGTTTCAGGTTCTTTAGTGTTAAATGTTTGTTCAGTAGTAGTTTGTCCAACGCCAACAAGATTACCTTCTTCATCAATATCTTGAGTAAGAACATTACCGTGCTTCTCAGCATTTTTCTTGTTTTCATCAATAGCCTTTTGTTTAGTTTCCTTGACACGTTGTTCAAAGGCAGTCTTGGCAACTTCCTCGTTTTTCTTCTTCTCATGAGCAAGTTGATTGAGTTCTTCTTCCATATATTCAACACGACCAGTCTTATAAGCTTCAGGTTCCCAAGGTAGCCAAGTGCCAGTAGGTCCAACAAAGACATCAAAAGATGGGTCAGTTTCTCTAAGAAGTTTAGCACGTAATTCGGCTTCTTCTTGGGAAGCAAAGTTGCCTCTAGCCTTGAAACCTCTAACAGATGTTTGAAAATTATGTTTTACGTTGAATTTCTTTTCTAACTCTTCTTCATTACGATCCAAAAAAGTTTTATAATCATCTTCAATAGAGGAATTTACAATAGTGTCACGTTCTTCTTTGACAAAAGCTTCAAAATCCTTAATAACTTCTTCAAACTGTAGCTTGTATTTAAATGAAACAAAATTTAAAAATTGATGAAATTTTTCCATAGATTTGTTCATTTCCCATTGCTTTAAAAATTCTTCAAAGTAGAACATTTCACGTTGTTTTAGAATCTTTTCGGGAGAAATAAAAGAAAAGCATCCAAAAGTTTGTCCTGCAATAGGCTTGTCAACTTCTAATAAATCAACATATTTAGGATTAGGCGAACCATCCTTCTTTAGCTTTCTCTCAAACCCCTTTTTTGCGGCGTTATTTTTACTCATTATATTATTTAGTAAATCGTTGGTTTTAAGTTTTAATTTATATAAATTATTATTTTTTTCTTTTTATTTTATATAAAGATGGGTATGTTTGATGTTACCGAACTTATTAAGCGTATTGTTAAGTATTTGATTGAAGGTTTGATGGTCGCTATTGCGGCATTTGCCATTCCTAAACGTTCGTTAAATCTTGAGGAAATCGCGTTACTTGCATTAACTGCTGCTGCAACTTTTGCTATTTTAGACACATATATTCCTTCAATGGGTGTTAGTGCGAGAGCAGGGTCGGGATTTGGAATTGGAGCATCTCTTGTCGGGTTTCCTGGGGGATTGTAAACTATAATATGGTAACAAGTCTTTAAGTTGTTTTATAAATATACTTTATAATAAAATTGAAGTAAAGTTTCTAATAAATATTATTATATAATTAAAATGTTATATAATAACACGACATTAAAGGAATATTGCGATGATAATCAAGTTACATTACTTGAGAATTACGATGATAAAAAAATAAATAGAGAATATTATATAAAAGGAATTTGTATTACAAATAATTGTGGTAAAGAATTTAATAAGTCATTTAGACAATTAGTCAAAACAGGAGCATATTGTTATGATTGTGCTGTTGAAAATGGAAAACTAAAATATAAACTAAAATGTAAATATAATTTAGAGTTTCTAAATTCATTTTGTGGACAAAATAATATTACATTGACTGATCACTATACTGATAAAGACATAAATAGAGATACAATAATTAAAGGAGTGTGTTTAACAATTGATTGTCAAAATACTTTTGACAAACAATTTAGAGAATTAGTAAAACTAAATGGGTTTTGTTATGAATGCTCAAAAGAAAAAGGCAAATTAAAAATAATAGAAACTAATTTAAAAAAATTTGGATGTGTTAGTGCAATGCAAAATGATATTATTAAAGACAAACAAAAGCAAACAATGTTACATCTTTATGGAGTTGAACATAATTCACAATTACTTGGGATTAAAGAACAAAAGAAGGTAAAAAGTTTAGAAAAATATGGAACAGAATATGTATTACAATCAGAAGAAGTTAAAAATAAATCTAAACAAACTAATATACTTAAATATGGTGTAAAAAATCCACAACAAAATATAGATATTAAAAATAAAACAATGGAAACTAACTTAACTAAATATGGTTGTAAATTTCCACTTGAAAATCCAATAATTAGAGAAAAAATGATTAAAAAAAATTTAGAAAAATATGGCACTCCACACCATTCTCAAAATGCGGAAGTTTCTGAAAAAATGTTAGAGAATTCTTATAAATTAAAACAATATGCATTTCCTTCTGGAAAAACAATTAAGTATCAAGGTTATGAAAATTTTGCGTTAGATGAATTAGTTAAGGTAGAACACATTTTAGAAGAAGATATTATAACTAATAGAAAAGATGTTCCTGAGTTATGGTTTTATGATAAAACTAACAAATTAAGAAGACATTTTGTAGATATTTATATTAAATCTCAAAATCGTTGTATTGAGGTTAAATCAATATGGACAAATCACGAGAAAAATCACGTATTAGAGAAACAAAAATGCGCTATAAATTTAGGATACGATTATGAAATATGGATTTTTGATAAAAATGGAACAAAATTACAAGTGTTATAATTATAAATAATATCATATGATTTAATTATCATATAATATATTATGGCAAAGCATAGAAAATATAGTAGAAGAAGTCAACGTAGAAACCGCAGAGCTTCAAAAAAAATGCGAGGAGGTATAGGAGTTGACGATACAGCTGTATTAGAAGAACTTGGTTTTAATGCCGAACAAATAGCTTACTTATTACAAAACCATCCAAATATAGATATATTGTTTTTTCAAAATGCGATAAATGGAGTTCCCGGTAATATATTTTTTCAGAATCCACAAAATCCAGATGATTTAATTGCAGAATTACAAGCTATTGATGCGGATGTACACAATGATGATGAATCATTAGACACAACACGTGAAGCAATATCGGAGTTTAGCAATAATGAGCTAGATTTTTCGGATATATCGTCTATATATGGTGACAGTGATAATGAATTAAGTGACATATATGTAGGAACAAGTACAAATACAGATGCAAGTTTTAATGGCGGAAAACGAAAAACTTTAGCAAAGCGAACCAAACGAAGAACAAACAAAAGAAAAACAAAAAAATCAAAGAAAATACGTAAAAATAGAAAACAAAAACAGATTGGTGGCAATGGTTTTACAACAACATTATCAACGCCTTTAGAAGAAAATAAAGACAACTACGACACATATGTAAGACTTGGTTTAAGAGAATATTAAACAGTAGGTATAAATTCCCAATCTAATTCAATACACATTTTTTTCCAGGTCTCATCTTGTTCAATAAGTTTTTCACGGTCTTTTAATAGTGGAATATCATGTAGATATTGTGTTTCTTCAAGAAGCTCGCAAAATTTAAAAAGAACATAATAATAGTTTAAGAAGTTAACACGATAATCTGGGCAAGTTTTAGCATAAGGGGCTTGAATTTCCATAAATAAATTACACAAAGTATCTTCTAATTCAGGACTAAATACAGGAGGTTTAATTCCTAATTTATTTTTAATAAATGCAATGTGTTCATAATATTTATTAAATCCCAGTTTTTTTAGAATTTCTTTTGTTTTATAATGTGTTAGTTGTTCAAGACCAATTCTTTCCTTTTTAATTTGTTGGTGTATTTGTTCAATAACATCATCAGGAATTTGTGTAGTTTCTTTACCTTGAAATTGAGCTAAAATTTCTTTAAAATGATTAATTTTTTTATAAGCATAAAAACAAACTTCTTTTGGAGGTTCTTTATAACTAGGTTTTTCATTTTCAATAAGATATGGTATATTAATGGCACAAACATTACATATTAATACACCTTCGTCGTCAAGGGGAATCATTTCTCCTTTATAGCAAGTCTGACATATATCGGTTTCTCTAACAAATGCGTTTATATCTAAAAAAGATTCATCAATATTGGTCAAATATTTTTGAACCAAGTTTTTATTTTTATGTTCATTAATGTTTTTATCTTTGTCGGTCTCTTCTTGTTTAACTTTAAAAATGTTAAAAAGCAATTGATTTTTAGATGTAACGACTTTGTTAGTTTCTTCAATATTATTAATACTCTTCTTATTTTCAAAATACTCAAAAATATATTTAGAGTTATCAAGGAAATAATCATTTTTCTTTTTTTTTAACTCTTTTATAGTTTCATTAATTTCTTTTATGCGATCCTTAATTTCCATAACTTCATCAATGCTAAGATTGGTTTCAATTTCAAGTTGTTTGTGCAAACTATATCTTTCTTCCTTTAATTTAGGAATAATATCAAATTCATCTTTAGTAAATTCATTTACAAACTCTTTATGCTTACCATCAAGAGTAGTAGTATATTTTTTACAAACCTTAATTTTTTTAGCAGCCTTAGGTTTAAATGATGGCATTAAAGTATATATATATGATTTTGTAGAAATATCTAATTATTTATTTTGAGAAATATATAAAAATTAAACTTAAAAGCATATCTTTAAACAAATATATTGATGTCAAAAAAATTAATACCATATGTGATTTTGGAAGCACATCCGGACTGGAAAAGACCGTGTGTATTACCAGAATTTGGAATGGTTCAAGAAGATAAATTATCAGATTTTTTATTAGAAAAATTGGTAGAGTTTGTATATGATAGAATTGATATTGAAAATCTAACTAGTGTTGATGATATATATAAATTTTGGGAACATTTTTATACTGAACGTCGCTATATGGCTAATAGTCCATGGGAAGCAAACGCAATTATAGATGGTATATGGAATAATGTTAATCCAAGTAATGAAGTTCTATTTAATGCTCTTATTAAAGAAAAAAATAAATGTTACATATCTTCAGATGATGAAAATGAAGAATCAGTAAAATCGTCTGAAACAGTAAAATCGTCTGAAACAGTAAAATCGTCTGAAACAGTAAAATCGTCTGAAACAGTAAAATCGTCTGAAACAGTAGAATCAATAATAATTGAAGATAACGAAACTGAAATAAGTTATGACTTAGCAATGAAAATATTATTTAATAGATAAATGAAAAAATTGAACTATTTAAATGTATAATTTTATATTATAGTATTAAAAATGACTGATTTGCTTGAGAAGATGTTTATTAAGAGATTTTGTTTGCCTGTAAATTCAGATGTTACAATGTATGAGAATGGTATTAAAAATATAAATTCATGTTTGTGCGGACACTATAATCATGTGTCATGTGTTTTACAAGGGAAAGGGGGATTTGAAAAAGGCTAGAATTTTAAGTTATGGAGTTAATAAAATGGGTGATGCTAAAGGATTACAACCAGGAATACATGCTGAATATGATGCTATAAGAAAGTTATTACCTTTAAGAAGAAAGAAAAGATTAGTAAGTATAAATATATTAGTGATTAGAGTTTCAGGAAAAAATAAATTACAATCAAGTAAACCCTGTGTAAATTGTATAAATACAATGAAAACATTACCTCCAAAATTGGGATATAAGATAGAAGATATTTATTATTCAAATAACAATGAAGAAATAGTAAAAAGTAGTATAAAAATTTTAGAAAGTGAAGAACCACATTATTCTAGATTTTATATGCAAAATAAATATGAATTAAGTTAAAAGAAGAAATAAAGAATGATATTTAAGTTTAAGAGATGGATATAGAAATAAAATTAGAAGACAAACAATTGGAAATAGACAAGATAAAATTTCAGAAGATGGTGTTTTTATTTAACGCTTTAGATAATGGTTGGTCAATAAAAAAAAGGAAGGATTCATATATATTTACAAAAAATCATGAAGGTAAAAAAGAAGTGTTTGATGAAACATATCTTGCTATATTTATGAAGGATAATACGGATATAAATAAATTGCTTACATAAAAATGTAGGTAAATTTAAAAATTAATTTAATTTGAATTTAATTAATTTAATTTTCAAAAAATTTTTTTCTTTTAGGAATGTATAAAATGGGAGGCGGACTTATGCAACTCGTAGCTTATGGTGCACAAGATGTGTACTTAACTGGTAATCCACAAATTACTTTCTGGAAGGTTACTTATCGTAGATATACTAACTTTGCCATTGAATCCATTGAACAAACATTCAATGGTCAAGCTGATTTCGGACGTCGTGTTCAGTGTACAATCAGCAGAAACGGAGATCTTGCTTACAGAACCTATCTTCAGGTTACTCTTCCTGAGATTAACCAACTTATGGGTATTGCGTCCTTCGCTGCTGGCGTTGGCTCAGGTGTCTATGCCCGTTGGCTAGATTTCCCCGGTGAGCAACTCATTGCTCAGGTTGAGGTTGAGATTGGTGGTCAGCGCATTGACCGTCAATATGGTGACTGGATGCACATTTGGAATCAGCTTACAATGACTTCTGAGCAAGAGCGTGGTTACTTCAAGATGATTGGTAACACAACTCAACTTACATTCATCACTGATCCTTCTTTCTCTGAAGTAGATGGTCCTTGCGACTCCTTGGCTCCTCGTCAAGTTTGTGCTCCTCGTAATGCTCTTCCAGAAACCACTTTATATGTTCCTCTTCAGTTCTGGTTCTGCACCAACCCTGGACTTGCTCTTCCTTTGATTGCTCTTCAATACCACGAGGTCAAAATCAATCTTGATATCAGACCAATTGATGAGTGCTTATGGGCTGTTACTACCTTGAGCTGCAATCCTCAAGATGGTCATAGTCTCAGCAACGTATCACAACAGAAGGCCTATCTTGAGAGCCAATACACTCCAGGTCGTCCAGTTCCAGCGGCTATTGCTTACAACCAATCTTTGGTCGCTGCTTCTTTGTATGTTGACTATGTCTTCCTTGACACTGATGAGCGCCGCAGATTTGCCCAAAATCCTCACGAGTACTTAATCACTCAACTCCAATTCACTGGTGATGAGTCAGTTGGTTCATCTAGTAACAAGATTAAGCTTAACTTCAACCACCCTGTTAAGGAGCTTATCTGGGTTGTCCAACCTGATCAAAACGTTGATTACTGCTCATCTCTTGTTTGCGATGCTCTTTTATTTAAGGTTCTTGGTGCTCAGCCATTCAACTACACTGATGCAATTGATGCTCTTCCAAACGCCATCCATGCTTTCGGTGGTCCAGGTGCTGTAGCTGCTGACTCTCGTGCATACATTGATGCTCAAGGTCTCTTCAATGATGCTGGTGCTCTTGACTATGACATCCCAGCTGGTTTCACTGGATACTGGCATGGACATGAGAACCCATACAATGAGCCAAACTTTGGAGGTGATGGAATTAACGTTGACGCTGCTGGTTTGACTGATGCTGATAAGGCTAAGCTTGCCCTTGTTGCTGCCTTACAACGCAGTCACCTTGACAACTCCACTGTCTCTGATGCTGGTACTTTCGTCCTCACTGAGACCTCTTTGGATATGCACTGCTGGGGCTTAAACCCTGTTGTTACCGCTAAGCTCCAACTTAACGGCCAAGACCGCTTCTCTGAGCGTGAAGGATCTTACTTCTCTTGGGTTCAGCCTTACCAATCCCATACCCGCAATCCTGATGAGGGTATTAACGTTTACTCTTTCGCTCTTCGCCCAGAGGAACACCAACCTTCAGGCACATGCAACTTCTCCAGAATTGATAATGCCACTCTTCAATTGGTCTTGTCTAACGCCACTGTTGAAGGTACCAAGACTGCTAAGGTCCGTGTCTATGCCACCAACTACAACGTTCTCAGAATTATGAGTGGTATGGGAGGTTTGGCTTACTCAAATTAAATACCTTATATCGTGTGGTTTTTATTTATATATTTTAATATTAAAATTTAAATACTTATAATGATTTTTAATATTAAAAGCAAAAAACAATATAGAGACATGTGTATAATTAGTATATAAATGAGCGTAGATATCGTTAATCTCATTGAAACCAATCCAATTACCAAACTTTCTGGTGATTATAATAGCAAATTAGTTGAAAAAGTAAAAAATACATTCACTAATTATGAGCAACAGTTATTTCTATCAAGTTTTTATTGTTATTTAAAGTATGATTCAAAAAATGATTTTGTTATTGATCTAGATAATGTATGGAAATGGTTGGATTTTAGTCAAAAAGACGCAGCAAAAAGAGTAATAGATAAAAATTTCTATATTAATAAAGATTATAAAATCTTTGCTCCACAAGTTGGTGGAGCAAAAAAAGATACAAGAGGTGGTCATAACAAAGAAATAATTATGTTAAATATTGAAACATTCAAAAAATTTTGCTTAAAGGCTGGAACAAAAAAAGCGGATGAAGTCCACGACTATTTTATAAAATTGGAAAATATTATGTTTGAAGTAACAAAAGAAGAATGTGATGAATTAAAGCAACAATTACAACAAATTGAAAATATTAAAAATAAAGAAATGGAAGAAAAAATAATTAAACAAAAAGAAATAGAAAAGGAAAAATATTTATTAAATCAATTTGCTAATATAGGAAATATGATTTATATTATAAAAGTGAAAAGTTATGAAAATGGCACATATATTGTAAAAATTGGCGAATCAAGAAAAGGAATTCAAAATAGATATGCTGAACATAAATCAAAATATGAAGAATGTTTTTTATTAAATTGTTTTGAAGTAGATAAGTCTAAAGATTTTGAATCTTTTTTACATCATAATCCAGTTATACATTCAAATAAAGTTAATAATTTACATGGACATGAAAACGAAAATGAATTATTTCTAATCGGAACAACACTAACATATCAAATGTTATTAAAAATTATAGATGATAATATTAGTAATTATAATTACAAAGTTAGTGAACTATTATTAGAAATTGAAAATTTGAAATTAAAACAAACTAGTCAATTAGTAAATAATGATAACGAATTAATAAAAGAATTGATTCAATCTAATAAACTTTTAACTAATAAAGTATCTTCTCTTGAACAATCAAACCAAGAGATTCTAAACAAATTAAATTCACAACAAACTAAGGTTGTAACTGGGTTTAATCAACAACTATCAAACTTAGGACCAAGACTTCAAAAAATTAATCCGGAAAATTTACAACTAATTAAAGTTTATGAATCTGTCACAGAATTAATGAATGAAGATAAAAATATAAAACGACCAAGTATTATGAAATCTATTCAAGAAAATACGATTTATTGTGGATTTCGTTGGTTGTTAGTTGAAAGAAATTTGGATCCAAATATTATACATGATATTAAACCAACCAAGGAAACCAAAGTTCAAAATCTAGGTTATATAGCTAAGTTAGACGCAAATAAAACAAAGATATTAAATATATATTTAGACCGAAAAACAGCAGCACAATTGAATGGTTATCAGAGTTCATCAGCATTAGACAATCATGTAAAAAATAGTACTTTAACAAATGGAAACTATTATATTTTATATGATAATTGTGAATATGAATTAATTCAAAAATTTGAAGAAATACATGGAGAACCATTGTTATACAAAAATGGAATCGGACAGTTTGATATAAATAATAATTTAGTTAGAGAATTTGCATGTAAATATGATGTAATAAGAGAATTAAAAATGAGTGATAAAACATTAGCAAAATCATTATTAAATAATATTCCATATAATAATTTTTATTACAAAGAATTAGGAAGTAAATTAAAGTGTTTATAAGTTAATTTAAAGACCTTTAAGTTATTTTATCAATATATATTATGGTAGCCATACCTTTTAAGAATAAAACTAACCAAACTAAATTTCAAGGTTCATTTCATTTAGACTCAACTGATTATGAGTATACTATCTATTTATTACCAATTACAAAAAGAAAGGAAATTAATGAAATTGTTAGTTATTTTGGTAATAGAATGTTTCAAGGAAACCTTTGTTTAAAGATTGATAAAACAGCGATTAAACAATATTTAAAATTTAATGATGTTAGTGCGTTTATAATGGTTAATCCAGTTGGAATAGATAATATAGCATCTGGAACCTTACAAATTTATGATTGGTGTATTAATCCTCCATCTCCAACTCAATCTCAATCACAATCTCAATCTACTAGTTCTGGTGGTTCACCTTCTCAACATATTTCAATCTCAAAATCTTCTAATATTGATGAAGCCGATGTATGGATAAATGATATATGTAGAGTATCTTCTGGACCAAATACTGGTAATCCTTTAAAAGGGTTACTTTTTTTAATGGAACAACTTGTTGTTCAAAATTTACAAAAAACTAACATTAAACTTTATATTAAACCTAAAAAAGAAAATGTTGATGCTCTTAAACCAAAGTATGAATCCTTTGGATTTAAAAAAAATCATAAAGACCATCCAGATATTTGCCCAAATTGGCAAGGTAAAGAAATAGTTATGGAAAAAATAGACTTAGTTCCTGAACCATCAATTATTGATTTTTCTTTTTTGGAACAAGAACCTACACCTACACCCACCCCCACACCTATAACAACTAGAACAACTAGAAGAACAATACGAGGAACTGCGAAAGGAGTTAAAAAACATAAGAAAACTTATCGCAAACACAAAAAAAGTTATCATAAACGCAAATAATAAATATATTAAATTAATTTATTTATTAAATAAACTATATTTATTTAGATATTACTAATATAATATTTTATAAATATATATTATATTATGAGCACAAATTTAAATAAAGAAGTAGCACCATCTATTGAGTCAGTTCCACTAAGATATAAACAAAAATTTAAGGCTGACGGCGTTTCAAAAAATACGATGTCATTTGAAAGAGTAGAAGATATGATGTTTATGTGTTTAAGTATATTTCTTCATGATTATGTTCATGACTATAGTTTACAGGGTACGATGGCTAAAAGAGTTATAAAAGGAAATGTTATTAGAAAAAATCCTGATGAACCTAGTTTATTTGAAACATTAGGGATAACTGTAGGAAATACAATATTGAAAATATATACATTCGGAATTTCAACTGGAGATAGAGAAGTACATATGTATGATGATAATAAGTTTAAAGACGTTCCGTCTAGACAAGAAGATCCAATAAAAACAGCTTTTTACAACTATTTAAATAGTAATGAAGAACTTATTGGAGGACAAAGAGGAGGATTATTAACAATACCAAATACAAATGAACCTAATATATTTATTGGAGATGGTATGAAAAAAGTTACAGATGAAGGACAGATAGATGAAAGACAGATAGATGAAAGACAGATAGATGAAGGACAGACAGACCAAGAAGAAAATACAGAAGAAGAAGAAGAAATACTAGTTCCAGATAATGTTCAACCCAAAGTTGAAAAATTACCAGTTGTTGAAGAAACAGTTCAAGAAAATCTTGAAGAATTACCAGTTGTTGAAGAACCAATTATTGCTGAAGGTATTACAGAAGAAGACATTCCATTTAAAACAATTAATTTTAATGATGTGAAAGAAATGTTAGTTATTCCTTCAGCTATTAGTAGTCTAGATGTAGAAAAAATAGTAAGAACATTTGAAAAAAATCCCGATTTTTTATCATTTCATTCATCCTTAAATACATATGTTGTTACATATTTAGGTTATGATGTAAATGAAACTAATGAATTAATTGATTCTACTGAAGATAAACATGATATAGCAGATAAGGCAATAAAAGCATCATTAAAATATATTATTGATGATTTAAAAAATCCTAATAATTCTATAGAAATTAATTTCTATGGTGATATATTTAGTTTATTATTGGATTCGTATGAAATAATAAGTACCAAAAAATCTGATAAGAATGAGAATCCATTTGATATATTAAATTCATCAGAAATTTTATATCAGTTTATTGTTTTTTTTGTTAGTTATCTAACAGTTGATTCTTATGATGAATTGAAAGAGATGATTAGTAAAATGACTGGCGGAGCAGGAGATGGAGAAGAAGAAGGAGAAGAACAAGAAGAAGAAGGAGAAGAAGGAATTGACATGGAAGACCAAGGAAATGATGAAGATAAAGACGAAGGTTCCAGCTCGGTAAAATCCGATGGTTCACCTACTTTATTACCTAAAAAATTACAACAACTAGAACCAACACCTGAATATGTTTTTATAACACATAATAATTTATTAACAACAATAGCAAGAGGTATGTTTATAAAGTTAGGAATTTGGAGAAAAATTTTTTTTACTGATCCTAGAAAATCAATTGAAGATCCTGAAAACTATATATTTGGTCCTGATCAATTAAATGCTATAACATATGAAACATTAGTTAAATTATTTCCAACAAATCCAGAAAAAGGAGGACATCATAATAATGAATTATTGATTTTAGAAATACTTATTTTAAAACGTTTGTTAGTTGAGATGTCTCCTAGTAAAGCCTTATCATTTGGAGCGAAAATTGACGATGAATTAAAAAATTACCTGGATGCCTTTTATTTAGATTTATACAACGTGTCTGTATTTCCTAAAAATCTGGATGAAGAAAAGAAAAAAATCCCAGATGATGTAATAAATAATCCAGATTTTCCAGTAGATATGTCAGAAGATAGATTAAGAGAGGAAGAAGATTTCTTTAATGATTGTGAAGAGGATTGCGATGTAGAATTTGATGATCAAAGTCCAAGTTATGGGCAAGAAGGTGGAATGAAGTATGAAGATAGAGGAGCTGTTATATCAGCTCAAAAAGAGTTAGCAGAGTTAGAAAAATTAAGAAATGAAGCAAAATACAAGTTGGAAAAAGCTAATACAGATTTAGACAAATTAATAGAAAAAAATTCAACTGAAAACCCAACCGAAGAATTAACTCAAGGAGCACCAGTTATTTCAACTGAAGGAGCATCAATTGTTTCAAATGAAGGAGCACCAATTGTTTCAAATGAAGGAGCACCAATTGTTTCAACTGAAGAAGTAAATATTGATGAAGTAGTAGTGGAACCACCACATCCTCCAAATATACCTATTTTATTTAATAAATTGAAAAAAATGTATCAAAATAATATTTTAGTCATAAGAGAATTAGAAAATAGTAAAATAAAACCAATAACTATAGATGGTGTAGAAATAACAAATTTATTTGAATTATTAAAATTAAACGAAGTATTAATACATAGGGAAGATTCTTCAGTAAATATACCAGCTCCAAAATATAAATTTGTTATAAATAATGCTGCAAGTATTTCTTCAAATTTTAATGGTTCAAAAATGTTTATTCCAAAAAGATTTTTAGATACAATAACAACAACAATTCGTGAAATAAAAGAAAACGTATATGATGGAGAAAATATTAACAATGAAAAATTAGCAGAATATATTAGACAAGTAAATACAGATTTAATAGCGAATAATAATGAATTAGAAAAAATTAAAGCAGCATCTAAAAAAATTGAGGAAAAAAAGAATATTATAACTATTCGTGAATATAATGAATTATTAAAACTTAAGTATGATCAAAAAACATTTGAAAGAACAGTAATACAACCGATATTAAATAAATTATTTTTATTAAATTTAATAAAACAAAATTCAAAATTTTATGATGATTTTTTACTTCATTATGAAGAATGGTTTAGAGATATGCAGCCAATGTTTGGATTATACCGTAATTTACAAAGAGGAGTATTTTGTCCAACATCATCTATGATGGATGCTATGGATGATTGTTCTTTAAAATATGACGCAACAGAACCAAAAGAGGTTGGTACATCGTTTTCTGAAATAATATATGAAGGTGAAAATGGTAAAGTATCTTTTGGAGGTGTAGTTCTTAACTATAATGAATTAGTCGGAGAAAGAGAAAAACTAATAGCAAAAATATATTATACTTTAGATTGTAATTTAAGCGGTGTTGGTGATCCTGATGTAATGATAATTAATACATTGCCAATACAAGTATCTGAATCAGAAGATTTAAAAGCAACGACAGCTTATAAAAGTGTTGTTAAAATGATAAAATCAATATATGATGAGGTTCAATCAACTCAATCTAATATACCTCAAGGCGTAGAATATATTAAAGAAATGTGGAAAAGAGTGCAATACCAATATAACAGAGCGGGCTTCAATAAATTACTGAGTGCCACAACACTTAAAACTATGGGAGATTATTTACAAGAGAGTCAGGCAGTTTTTAAATGGGGTGGTTATATAAATAATAATCATTCTTTTCCTGAGGGGTTAAAAGCTCAAGAACAATTTGAAACAATTAAAGATAAATTAATTTACAGAAGTGTTACTTCAGAAGAAGCTATAATTCCATACGATCAAAATACAGGTGATGGTTTACGTTTAGGTGTTCAAGGAGATAGACCATCTGGTTCTCGTTCTATATACATGTTATTAAATGGAGAAGGTGCTGTCAATGATCAGGCAATGACAGGATATGTGAAAAATGATGCTTCACAAAATGCTTCACGAACATTGTTGGTTGCTCGTAATTCAAATATTAGAAAAGAACCAGATGGAAATATTATAAGAGTACCAAATAAAAATAGGTTAAAAGGAAGCGTTATATATATTACAAGAGAATCAAGAATAAAAGATAGAGATGAATTGCTTAGATCATTAGAATTTTTAAATGTAAAAGATAAACAAATACGAGTATCTGGGGAAGATGTTGAACCTGAAATAAAAGGAACAACAATTAGTGGTTCACAAGATGTAAGTGAGCAATTACATGAAAGACCAAGAGGAACAAAACCAAAAGAGTTTAAAAATATTGATTATGAAGAATGGATTGATTATAATGACAATTTTATACCATCATTAAAGCCTCCAAAACCAAAAGTAACAACTGGTTTAAATTCATCTCAAAATACAAAAGAAAAAGTTATTAAAGATATTAAGAAAATTGCTGATAAAAAAAATAGAGGACAAATAACAACAGAGTTTTTGACAACATTAAGACCAAATCTTGAAACACTTGAAATAGATGAAGATATTTTTCAGGAATATTATGATGAGATAGAAAAAGCAGAAGAAGAAAGAAAAGCAAAAGTAGAAGAAGAAAGAAAAGCAAAATCAGCTGAGACAAGAGCAAAACAAGAGAAAACAAGATTAGACAAAATAAAAACAAAATTATTGAGAGTTTTTTTAAAATCTAAAGAAGGTATAGATTTATCTAATAGAATCTTTGAATTAGAAGGAGAAAAAGAAGAAGCAAACAAACAAGTAAAAGTTTTATCTATACCTGCTGGAAGAGGGAGAAGTGCAAAAATATCACCAGAAAATCAAGCTCAAATAGATATTATTAATGAAGAAATAAAACAAAAACAAAACGAAATTGACTCTATAAATGATGAAATAGATAAAAGAGTAAATGTACTCTTGGAAGCAGAGAAAGGTAGTATAAGTGGAGGAAGTTATACAAGATCAAATAAGAAACATTATATGTATAAAAAAACAAAAAGGAGATATAAAAAGGCAAATAAACTAACAAAAAGAAATATTAAATTAAAACATCCAAGAAAAACAAGAAAATATTAATAAATATATACTAGTTATAAATAATTAAATAATATATATTATTTAAGTATTATGAAATTGTTAGTTACAGGTTGTTGTGGATTTATTGGATCAAATTTTGTTAATTTTTATTTTAAAGAAAATAAAGATGTTGAAATAGTAAATTTAGATGCGATGTATTATTGTGCTTCTGAAAATAACATAGATGAGGATATAATAAAATCAGAACGATATCATTTAGTAAAAGGAAATTTATGTTCATTTGATTTAATATCAAATATTTTAGAAATTTATAAAATAAATACTGTTATACATTTTGCAGCGCAATCCCATGTTCAAAATTCGTTTGATAATGCGTTACAATATACACATGATAATATAGTTGGAACTCATACTTTATTGGAAGCATGTCGTAAATATGGTAAGATAGACAAATTTATTCATATTTCTACAGATGAAGTTTATGGCGAATCAATGTTATCAGAAAATGAAGAAAAAAAACATGAAGGTTCGGTATTATGTCCAACAAATCCATATGCTGCAACAAAAGCGGCCGCTGAATTAATAGCAAAGTCATATTATCATTCGTTCAAAATGCCAATTATTATAACACGTGGTAATAACGTGTATGGACCAAATCAATATCCAGAAAAATTGATACCAAGATTTATTCAACAATTATTAGAGGGAAAGAAGGTAACGATTCAAGGTGATGGTTCAAATGTTAGAGCGTTTTTACATGTAAATGATGTATGTAGTGCGTTAAAATTGGTTTTAGAGAAAGGCCAAATTGGAGAAATCTATAATATTGGTAGTGATGATCATCATGAATATACTGTTACACAAGTGGCGCATATATTAATTCAAAAAATAACTGGAACAAAGGATTATGATAAATGGATTAGTTATATAGAAGATAGACCATTTAATGACAAACGATATTATATAAGTAATCAAAAGGTAAAAGATTTGGGTTGGACTATTGATATGGATTTTGATAAGGGATTAGACGAATTAATAGAAAAAATGCGTGCCTAATTATTATATTTTCTAGTTTTACGTCGTTTATTTTTTTTAATATATTTTCTAGTTTTACGTCGTTTATTTTTACGCCTTGTTTTTATATTTTTGTGTTTATTGTGTAAATTTTTCTTTGATTTGCCTCCTAATGCCAATAATGCTGGTAAATATAACGGCATAGTTCCTAATACAGCCGCTACAGTGACCCCAGTTGCGACTTTTGATGGGTTTTCTTTTATATAATTAACTGCTTTCTCTCCCATATTAGACATATCTTTTTGAATTGTTGATGTTAAAGAATAAGATAGATTATTTAAGTTCATTGTTAATTTAGATATTAAAAATCCCCAAGGTTTAACTAAATCTAATGATAAAGCATCCCCAACATCATTTACATTAACTAATCGTGATACAATATCCCATACTACAGTTTTTGATGTTGAAGTTATGGTAATATTAAGAGTTTTATCACCTCCTTTTAGCATAATGCCATAATGTGCTAGGCCTCCTACTATAGAGTCATTAGCATATTGAATCATTTGTTGAATAGAAGCTATGTCAAATAAAGTAATTAAATCTAAACTAATTGTAGTTTTATTTTTATTGGCTTCTTCTATGAGAAGCATATTAAATGTGTCAGTATTTTCATCGCCTTCTTTTATCTTTACATTAATACCAGGATCTAAAAACCATATATCTTTATTAATAAGAGTTTTATTGATATAAATATTCATTCTATGTAGGTCCTTACCTAACTGACGTTTAATCCATTTTATGTCAATACCAGTTTCATTATATGGTGGGGTTCTATTTTGAAAAAATAGAACTTTTGTAAAATAATATATAAGATTAGTATCTTTATTATTAGCTACACTTATAGTAAATGGTAATGGTGTATTAATTGGATAATTTATAAATGCGTTAAATAACTCTAATGTTTTTTCATTTATATTAAATAATTTTTCTAATGAAGATTCTTTGTCTTCATGTTTTTCATCGTCCGTCATATCTGTTCCATCCATATTTTTATTTATAGTTAGCCATAGTTTGCTTATTTCTTTGAAAACATTTGAATCCGGAAGTAAATCTGGTTGTTTCTTAACAAAATCGTTATATTCATCCATGGTTTGTTGATTAATAGTTGCTTTAATAGAAGATGTTGTAGTTTGTGATGTAGTTTGTATTCCTGTCGGTCCCTCAGATTCTATCTTGTCTTCAAAATTTGGCTCATCAGAAACTTCAGGTTCAATAATTTGTGGTTGTTTTTCTTCCGATTTGTCTTCAAAAGTTGGTTCATTAGAAACTTCAGATTGAATTATTGTTGGTTGTTTTTCTTCCGATTTGTCTTCAAAATTTGGCTCATCAGAAACTTCAGGTTCAATAATTTGTGGTTGTTTTTCTTCTAATTTATCGTCTAAATGTTCTTGTTTTGACATTAATGGTGGTGGATTTATAATAGGTTTATCAACTCTTTTTTTTTCACGATTGTATTGACGTAAAAAATTTATTCGTCCATAATCTTTAGCGGACATATTATATTATATGGATATAAATAGTTTTAAAATAGTTAAATTGCATTAAATTAAAACAAAATTATTATTCCTCATAATCGTCTTGAGTTTCCTCTTGTTCCTCCTCTTCTTCCTCATGTTCATTATCATCTGCGAATGTGGCAACCAATTCTTCATCAGGTAACTCTTCGTATTCTACTCCATTCCATTTGATATTTTTACAATTAAATAGCTGATTCATATTAATTACTTCAGGTTTATCTTCAGACGCAAATTTTGTAAATAATGTTGTTACTTGAATATCATCTCTAAAACGAGCACTATACTCCTGTTGAATATTATTACGTCCAATACGTCCTAAAGCTTGAATAATTTTTTCTTGAGTAAGTTCAAGATCCTTACTTAAATAACCATGACAGAATTGATAGTTAGTTCCATAAATATAATCACTATCTGCGATAATTAGATACAATTTTTGTTGATCCGCTAATTTTTTCATAATTTCTGTATACGCAACGCTTTTATGCTCAGTAAATACACCGATGCCGAGAAGTAATAAAATCTTCCAGCTGTCTTCTACGTCTTTAAGCAACATAATAGATATAAGAATGCTCTCTTCTATATCACTAGTAAATGCTCCAGTTGTATTTAGTCCCTTAGCCCACTTTTCTAAATGAACAATTCTATTGGGGATAAACATGTCATCAAGAGTAGCATTCTTTGCCATACCTTTCAAAGTTGTGATATCTTCTCTCATCTTAGCAATCTTTCTATCCTCAGTTTTATCAACAATTTTATTAGCAATTTTAGATTTACCCTTTCCATCTTTGCTGCCCATTAATTTCTTAGCCTCTTTAGATGTATCCGCTGAATTACCTGCTAACTTTGCTGCCATCTTATTTTCTTCAAATTCTAACTCTTTTTCAAGTTGATCAATTCTTTCATTGATTTGATTATTATATTCAATTTTTTCATTGATATCTTTCATTACAACAGCTGGAATATTAGCTTGTTGAATACAAAATTTCGCTATCTTTGATAAGTCATTTGCTAAGAATATTGTTGGTCCATCAGTCAAAGTATAAGCATCTTTGGTCGTAACATAGACTCCACAACTTCCTGGAGGTTCAGTATCAGGATTTGTAGGAGATTGGACGCTTTCAATACGAGATAAATGTTCGCCTTGTTTTGATGTTACAATACCTCCTAGACTTGTTGTTCTACTGATAACATTACCTTTAGAATCAACTGTATGATTGAATTTAATTCTCTTTGTTCTAGAAACCCTAAAATGATTGAATACTCTGCTCCAAGATGCTGGAATAATATTTTTTAACATTTTAAGATAATATATTTTAATGCTTTTCATATCAATATCATCAACAGATACAAAGTTTCTCTCAAATTTGGCAGATGCTTTGTTAAGATTATTTGTTTCTACATAATGAATAAATTCAGATGACTCTTTAAGGTCAAAATATCTCAACAAGGTCATATTATCTTCACAATGTTCTACGGTTTCTAGAATTTTTGAATAATCTTCATGAAGATAATGTGGCATAACTACAAATCCATTATTATTAATTAGAGGAATGGTTTTACGACAATCATGGCTGACAATGTTATTGATATTGGCATCTGGAAACTTTTCTTTGAAATCAGCAACAGTCTGTGTTAATTCATGCATCTTTGGTAATGTAGCAGAAGATAACACAAAATTAGGTATAATGTTCTTTTTCCAATTTCTTTTAATGACCTTGTGTAAGTCATGATTTTCATAATCCATTGTAATTGTAGGCTCATCCCAATAAGTTACGATGTCGTTAATGGAATTGAATGATGCCATATAGAACATTGCTGCCAAATACGATCTGATATCGCAAATAATAATTTCTACCTTATCTCCAATAGTATTATCTACTTTTCTAATTTGTCCACTACGTTTATCTCTTGTATATTCCTTTGCTGCAAAGTAATGTAATCTCACATCTTCAGCTGCAGAACACCCAAATGCGAAAGCAATGCGTTTACCGATTGAAATAGCTGATCTGGCAAGAGCAAGACCAACGTGTCTAGCAGCACAGACAAATATAACCTTATATCTTTCAGATATTCCAAGAGGTGTCAATGTTTTTCCTGTACCAGTAGGGGCAATATATAATATTAATTTTGGTTTTGGAGCAGTAATAGCAGTGTAAATTGCCTTCTGATGGTCATACAATGTAATATCACTATATTTTAAGATATTAGGATTTTTTTCAATGAATTCTGTTGAGTTTTGAAGAATATAAAGGAGATTAACATCATTCTCATATTTTCTAAGAAAAGTTTGGATAATTTCTTTCAAAAATCTGTTAACTTTTTCAACATTATTTTGTAAAAGTTTGCTGAGAGTATAGTAATAATACATCCATTTTTGATTGTTGGTATGTTTGAATTCAAGCATTTTCTCTAAATTATGATATAGAACAAATTCATACATATTTGAATCATTATTGATGCTATCTGAGTTTAATCGTGATAATCGGATTTGGTCACCGCTCTTTAGTTTTACGATTGTTGCCACATTAACATAGTAATCGCCATTATCTTCTAAAGGGGCTTCATGACTTTTCGTCCTTCTTAAATTTGGATTTGGGCCAAAATGTATAAATGGTACGCTATATTTTTCAACTAGTGTTTTAATTTTATCAGCAAAGAACTTTGCGTATAAGAATTCTTCAATTTGAGTATTATATTCTATCTTTAGGTGCGTAAAGATAGAATCCGTTTTATTAACTTTTAAATGGACATTTGAAAATCCATCTACTATTAAACGCAATATTTCAAGCTCGTCTTTATGAACTGGAATTTCAATTCCATCCCATTCAGACTTGGTTAATTTTCGCTGTTTAAGATCCATTTTAACTGGTGTATAAGGTGTAATATGCTTATTTCTTTAAATCATTTTAATAATTCAATTTTATTTTACGGGGACACCCCTCCCTACGGGAGCCCCTTTTTATATTTTAGACCTTTATTAGCTGTTAGTATTAATATAACATATATTTTTGGCTGTTCCTTTTAAAAGGTGGAAAAAATTGAATTAGAAAAAGAAGATAAAAATATTGGTATAAATTATTATATACAATGTCTGCCAATTATAAGATTGTATCAATTGAGGGTAATATTGGTTCTGGTAAATCAACTCTTTTAGAGAATTTAAGAAAACATTACAGTAATAATCAACGTGTAATATTTTTGCGTGAGCCAGTTGATGATTGGGAGAAAATTAAAGATAAGGATGGAAATACAATGTTAAAGAAGTTTTATGCTGATCAGGAAAAATATTCATTTGCGTTTCAAATAATGGCATATATTTCAAGATTAAAAATTTTGAGGGATACTGTAAAAGAAATTACTCAAAAAACATCTGACATAGTTACCAAAAGATTTAACGAAATGTGTTCGGAAGAGACTTGTGATAGAAATTTCAAATTAGAAGAATATATAATTATAACTGAGCGAAGTTTATATACAGATAAGTATGTTTTTGCGAAGATGTTATATGATCAAGGAAAAATAGAAGATGTTTGTTATCAAATATATTTAAATTGGTTTGAAGAGTTTGCAAAGGACTTTCCGATTAATTATTCAGTGTATGTGAATACAGAACCAAACAAATGTTATGGAAGAATTCATAAACGTGCAAGAGAAGGAGAAGAATTAATTCCATTGCATTATCTAACTGACTGTCATAATTATCATGAGGAATTTTTAGATGAAAATAGTGGCATAAAAATGAGCAAGTTAGTTTTGGATGGAAATGTAGATATTTATGAAAACGAAAAAATAGTAGAGGAGTGGTTAGAACAAATTAACTTGTTTATTCAGCAATAAGCTTTTAAAGTCTTTAAGTTCATTTTAAATATATTTAATTTTTAATTTAAAGACCTTTAAGTTAGTTTTAAATATATTTTATTTTTTGATTTAAAAACAATCATTTTATATATTCAATGGATCTAGAAAACATCACTAATATTGTTATTATTTGCCCCCATTGTAAAGAACCTGTTTTAATTGAAAAACTCAATTGTTGTATTTTTCGCCATGGAGCGTTAAAATCTAACGGAAAACAAATTGACCCACACGCATCTAAAGATTTATGTGATTTTTATACTGAAAAAGATTTAATTATGGGTTGCGGTAAACCGTTTAAAGTTATTCCAAATGAAAACTCAAAAGATAACGATGATAAATTTATTGCTGTTATATGTGATTATATTTAACCATTTTTACATAATTTATTTAAGACGTATTTATATCTATTACAACTGGCCAATGATCTGAATCCCACTTTCCACAATATTCTTTGTAACCATGATACATATAAGCTTTTATAATTTTTTTATTAATATTTGCCGTTACTAAAATATGATCAATCATAGATAAATCTTTCTGTGAACTTGTATTGCAGTTATTATCGGAATCCCACCAATCACTATATCTCTCTGATTGGGCTATTTTTGTAGCAATATTTGTTAAAGTATATGTTCCTTTTTTCTGTCCATCTAACCCTTTCATTATATCTAATACCCGTGATGTTGGTTTATCTGAATTTACATCTAATACTTCTGCATCATAATCATTCATATCTCCAATCAATATAACTTCATATCCCTTTTGAATATATGAACTAACAATATTTTGAAGAACTTGAGCTTGAGCTTCTCTTTGAACGCAACGCGATGGATCTGTTGGAATTGCCAATAAATGTGCTCCAATCATTGCTACATTCATAGTACCAATTTTAAACTCGGTTATATAATGTTTTGACACTCCTGAAGTTCCTGATGCTGTTGTTGAACCACATTTAGTTCCAGAAATTGGATAGGCTATCTTCTCTTCACTACGATATAAACTAACAAGAGGATCTATTCTCGTTAATATTCCTACATTTTGCCCAGTTCCTGTATCAGTTCCTTTCTTTAAATATGGATAATATGATGAATCTAATTGATCTTTTAACATATTTAATTCATCACAACCTTCTACTTCACAAAAATTAATAATATCTGGTTGTAATGTCTTTACTACGTTTGCAACATAAGACATATGTGTTTGAGCATCTGATACTGTATGCCAAGTGCAACCATTTCCTGGACAATCCATACCTGCATAATAATCTATAAATAACCATTCTACATTATATTGGACTAAACGTAGACTGTTTTTGTCTTTTCTACGATCACCGATTGAAGTAACTGTTGGACATTCTGTATCGCCTATTATGAAGGGTGAAAAAGATAGACAACAAACAAAAAACAAACCTAGAAGCTTTGTAGGAACCATTATATTATACATATATAATATAATTGAAATATATTTTACAAGTTATAAAATTATAACTTACTTATATAAGATGAACAATAGAGAAATCATTAGTTTACCCTGTATAAAGTTAATAAAAAGTTCTGAAACTAAAATTTATCCTGCTACAGAATTTGTGTTGTATTTTGATGGATGTAGTAAAGGTAATCCTGGACATGCTGGTATAGGAGCTGTCATTTATAAAAAAGGAGTTGAATATTGGGCAGCTTGTAAATATATTGGAGATAAAAGAACAAACAATGAGGCCGAATATTGTGCTTTGATTCTTGGTCTCCAATCGGCAATAGACCTAGGTATTAAAAGACTTTCCGTATGTGGTGATAGTTTGCTTGTAATTAATCAAGTTAATAAGATATATAAGGTTAAAAATCCTAATCTGTTAGATATTTATGATGAAGTAGTTAAATTAAAAGCACAATTTGAATTTGTAGATTTTAATCATGTCTACAGAAAAGACAATAAACGCGCTGACCAATTATCTAATTTAGGATTAGAACATTCTAATGATTCAAAAAAAGAAAACGATATAATTGATGATATTGTAGAAGATTTAAACAATTTAGAAGAGGAATTAGTTATTGAAAAAATATTAGCAAAACCGGAAACAAAAAGTAAATTTTAATATTCTAACAACCCAATACTCAATAACTGATTTGATTTATATCTTAATAAATCCAATTCCTTTTTTGTAGTTGGAAATAATTCTTTACCATAAATATCTTGTAGTAATAACCATTCAAACATACCTCCTAAATAAACGAAAATATTGTAAAAACCCAATGAATAAAGTTGTTGATATTTTTTATTGATGGTCTCGTCATTACAGTTTCGTCCATAAATAATAATTCTAATGCTTTTGTTTTCTTTCATAAATTTATTAATTATTTCTTCCTCTTCATTTGCCAATGTTGTATTTACTATAAGACATTGTTGTTCAGAAGGAGGTAAAGTATTAATTATCAAATAAATCTCAGGGTTTTTAATAACAGTTTGCATATCTTCATAATTTATTTTTTTCATAGATTGTGTATTTCCCATATTTAATTTATGTTGTTAGTTTTTAAATAATAGAACAACTTATAATATTTTTATAACTTTGTAAAATCACCATTATAATAATGGAAAATCAAAAAACTGGTAAGTCCAAATGTAACATCAACTAACAAATATATCCAAGCATTGAGATTACCATTTATTGCATTATATGCAAATAACGTATACATTAATCCATGTACAGGTCTTAAATTATTCCACCAAATTTTGTCTCCAAAAACTTCAACACCAGTTTTTCTTGATTCTGAAAAATACAAATAAAAAAATCCTATAGAAGGCAATAAAGCCAAATAACCTAAAGACATTAATACAGTTTTGTTAGTTGTCTGTGCGATATAAACTAACAACCTTCTGGTTCCGATACAGCCAAATAAAAATAATAGGAATCTTTTTTGTAAATTATTCATATTATTAGTATATATTTTAATGAAATTGGACAACAATTTCAACTTTTTCCTTTTTAATACTTTTTGTTGCCGATATAGATAATTCTTCGCGCTTCTTTCTAGTTTTAGAGTTATTATCTGTAATTGGTTCCTTGCGTTTAGAAGTGCTATTGCGATTATTCATATCTTTTTCAATGTCAGCATAATTTTCCTCTATATAATCAACTACCTTATTTTCAATTGCCCATTTGAAAAAATTAAGTTGTCCAATAGTAGTTTCAATAAATTTTCCGTTTGTGTAAGGAATGCTGATGCGATCCCACCTGCAAAAAGGATCAAAACGTTTCTTAGAATAAGCTTTTAATTTAAGCTTATAATCATCATAAACTTTAAAACGTCTTGTAACGTTATCATGGGTTCCTTCAATAACATAAAGAGTATAATATTTCTTAGCATAATTAGTAGCAAACCAATCAACAATGCGTAAAGATATTTTAGAATCTCCGGTAATAATCTTTAGCATTTTGTCCAAATTATTATTTGGATTATAGACTCCATTTATATCATCTGTTTTATAAAATGACGTTAAATTTTTTAGCAGTAAATCATTTTGGGTTGTGTAATTAGAATTGTTCATTATTTAAGTTTTTAAAAATTTGTTTAAGTAGTTTTATTGCTAAATTAAATTATTTTTAATTTTTTACGAATTTTAATATCTAAATAAATATTATTATGGCTTCTTTTATGGATCAATATTTTGGCCCTCTTCCAAGAGAGTATTGTGTTTATTTCTATGCTTTATCAATTGTATTTGGTGTAATGTTTGTAATGAGTGCAGTATCAATTGCATATTTTATGATTACTCATATTAAGAAAGTAAATACAATGTTTGTAGTAAATTCTGTGTTCGTATTATTAAACTCTTTCTTAGCCTATTTAGCAAATAGATTACTTCACACAATGTGCGTTAAGAGTATCTAAAATGCCCTAACTTTTCTTTAAATTAAAAATTAAATAATATATTTTTTAACTTAAAGAACCCATTTACAATAAATACAATGTTTTATCTGTTCCTACATAAGTTGGATATGATGTATGCTTATATATTTTTTTATTTTTAAGAATCCACCATTTTCTATATAAAAAATACCATTCTTTAAATGTATACTGATAACGATAATCATCATAAATAGTTTCAGCATAATATGGATCGTAATCTTGTTCATAACATTCTTTAATTATATATTTCATTAATTTGTTTTTTTGTGGCCTTGGAACAAACGAAAAAATTATGTTTAATATTTCATTTGGCAAATATACCATATATATTATACACTATTTATCTTTATGTTTCTTCTTTTGACTTTTCTTTTATTTTTTCAAATGTTGTATTAATTGGTTTTAAAAACATATCACGAGCCACTACATCATTTACATAACTTGTTTGTAAAAATGGATTTACTCCTCTTTGAGCAATCATTTCACGATCCGCTATTTTTAAATCTAAATCTTCACGTCTTGTTCCACTCTGATTTTGATTTCTTGAAAACACTGAATTCGTTATGTTAATTAAGTCAGAATCTTGATTAAAAAAAGACTCATCTGCTAAAGATTGGTTTATTGCGTTTTGTTGTGAATCATAACCAATATCTTGTTGTTTTTCATCTTTTTCTTGTCTAGCGCTTTTATAATATGCCTCTCCTGTACTCCATTTCCAAGTAGTATACATTATTATATTTGATTTTAAAATAATGTATAATTAAACTTAAATAACTTAAAAAGGGATTTTTAGGTGTTTGGATAAAGGGTTAAAAAAAATTGAAATAAAAGTTTATTATAATTTACTTATATATAAATTACTACAACAAAATGGAATCATATAAATCTATATCACCCGTATCATGTGTATTTGTTTCTGGAATTAAATCCAGATCACCTTCTTGTAACGAATTATCATTAATTTCTGCTAATAATGATTTATCTAAAATTGATGTGTCATTTAAAAATGATTATTCAGGCCTTATTAATAAATTTATCATAGTCCCTGATGACATTTTTACCACTAATTTTAATGTTCTTAATATAGATGATGTATTTATTCTTAGACATATTGTAGGCTATATTTTTAAAACATTCTTTGAACGCATGGATTATCATAGAGTTAATAGTATTTGTCTAAAAGGCTTTATAAAAGATGTTTGTGACAGGTATAATGATGTTTCATATCATAACTTTTACCATGCAACCCATATATTACATACTACATATGTTTTACTTGATCAATGTGGACTATTTAATAAACTTAATTCAGATATATTATTTTCAATTCTTATAAGTGCATTAGTTCATGATATTGGACATCCGGGGAATAATAATCTATTTGAAATTAATACATGCTCTGAATTAGCATGTCGGTATAATGATTTAAGCGTTCTTGAACAATATCACTGCCATTTAGCATTTGAACTTATTAAAAAACACGCTATCTTTCAGAATTACCCTCATGACGAATTTATTGTTTGTAGAAAAACAATCATTAATTGTATTTTAGGAACCGATATGGCAAACCATAAATCTATTTTTGAAACCATGAAAATGAAAAAGGAAAATGGTTTTAATTTTCAATCTATTGATGAACAATATTTATTAGCTAAAATATTCGTTCATGCTGCTGACATAGGAAATCCTATTCAAGAATACGAACTATGTAAAACCTGGGCAAAAAAGGTATCTTTAGAAGTTTATTTACAAACAGAAAAAGAAAAAGAAAAAGGTCTGAAACCATTCACATCTTTCAATATTAATAGTTCAGCATCCTTTTATAATCATGAAATTAGATATATTACATATATTTGTAAACCATATTGGAAGATTCTTTCAGAAATATATAATGAACTAACACCGTTATACAATCAAATACTAATAAATAATGATATATATTCTAAAAAATTGAGTGAAATAGAAAAATTTGATGATTCAAACTTAGAAGAATATTAGTTACCTTCTTTAATTATAACCATATTTTTTGTAAACATAAATTTATCTTTGTTAGTTCGTCTTCTCTTTAAATTACATTCTAAACAGGCTATTACTAAATTACCACTATTATGTCCTATATCATTATTAATTCTATCAAGCGACCATTGTTTCATTTCTCTTACACGTTCATATAAAATATAAACCTCGCTAGAACAATAGCAACATTTCATATTACATTTTTTTAATAGGTCTATAGTTTCTTCAAAACTAACAAATTCATTCTCATTTAACTTTTTTTTAATTATATCTTGTTGCTTATAATTATAAATTTTATTTTTTATGTGACTTGTTAGTTTGTTTATATATTTATCTTTACTTTTATTCTCTATAAAATTATTAGACATCAAATACTCTAATTGTTTTTGATGAGTTAGTTCTTCGTCGTTGAGACCCCAAGTTTTTGTCTCTACTCTCATTTTTCTTTCCTTTTCACAATTTATTTTTTTTATTTGTTTATTTTTTACAGGTTCTTCTATTATTATTTTTTTTATATTTGTTATATCATCATTATCCATTATATATTATTGTAAAATAATAAACTTTATTATAAAATCAATATAAATATTAATTTGAATATACATAGTTTAATTATTATTATTTGAAACTGAGTTAAAATCTATTTTACAATATACTATATAAAATGAGCAAAGAAACCCTAACAACTGATTGTAATGAGTTGAAAACACTTAAATATAAATCTATGATCTTAAATGGTGTTCCATGGCCTGAAAGTAAATCATCAAGTGATCTTGCTAATTTGGATAAATTTCTTGAAAACGAAAAAATAACTAATTCAAACGAACCTTGGAGTAAATTAGATAAAACCGCTAAAATCAGGAAACTAACTATGTTTGCAGATAATTATAAGATTTCAAATAATTTAACTGATAATGAATATGATCAACTAATAGCTTTTTTTAGAGATTGTCTTGATAAAAAAAAATTACAACGTGTTAAAGATGTTAATTATAATAAAGAAACTGGAGAAATCAAAGATATTCCTGCTTTATTTTATAATAAACCATCCAATCATTTTACACTTAAAAATTTAGACAAAAGAGTGTCAACATTAAAAGGTTTGGCGCCTAAGAAAAAACAAGGCACAGCCAAAAATATTAAAAATAAAGATGACTCTGAATCTGATAAAGATGATTAATCAATTAGCCTAAAAAATTCGCTTTGTGAAGGAAATGTTAAAAGGTGTAATACATAATGTGTCAATTGTTATAAAAGAATTCTTTTGCTTCGCTCATAATATTATTTTTACATTTCGTTAGTTTTAGCATAAAATTAATTTCATTACATCTTTTTTTTTCTTCTATTCTATCTTCATTTAAAGAATTCATATAATTAGTAAAAATATCAATAATTATTGTTGAAAGTTGTTTTCTAATTTCCCCAAAAACTTTACTACTTGGTATTGTTGTATCATTTTTATTTATCCATAAATTACTTCTAAAATCCTTAAATGAATATTTATCAATATTTATTTTATACAAAATAGCAGCAATATCAAATTCACTTTTTGTTTCTATAGCATTCAATATTAACTTATCGGTATTTGTATTTTGTATTTTTTCTTTTACTGTTTTATATTCTTGTGTTTCAATATTTTTGATAACTTCATCTACTTTAGCATTTATAGTTATAGTCTCATTTGCTTGTATAATTCTCTCTAGCTGATATTGAATAAATTCTTCTCTAGAATTAAAATTGTCTACTGGAGTATCATAGTATGAAGGTATTATGACATCAGGAAAATCCTGCTTCAATAAATTATCAAAGTCAGCTATTAACTTTAGTCTCCATGAACCTAAAATATTTTCTTTATTTTCGGAAAATTTTAATCCAGTTTCATTTTTAATCATTGAAATTAATTCGTCTGTGTTCATATGATAATATAAAACAGATGACATTTTAATACATTGTTCAAAACACTTTTTTTTTAATAAATGTATTTGAGACTTTAAATGTGTTTTATGATGTGAAAGCTGGTCTGGTTTGGTTTTACATATACGGCAAAAATGAAGTTTATTAGCTGGTTGAATATTTTCGGTTTTCATTATATAATATATAAATATTATTTTTATGTTATTTTAACTAAAAATTAGTTATTAACTAAAAATTTGTTATTTTAACTAAAAATTAGTTATTAACTAAAAATTTGTTATTTTAACTAAAAATTAGTTATTAACTAAAAATTTGTTATTTTCCCTAAATATTTACTTCGAACATACTTCGCAAATTTCAGAACTTAAATCTGAATTAATTTAATAAAATTGATTCAAATAATAGTTTAAAAACAAATATATAAATTATATAGATATGACTGAAAATAATACTGAATTAATTGATGTTACTAATCTTATTGTACCTCAAGCAGACCCAAAATACTTTAATGATGAGGAATCATTGGAATTATATCAGACATGTACACATTTAATGGAAGAATTTATTAGAGACCATCATACACTCGTTTCTGAACCCGATTTTGAAGATATATTTGATGAAAATATTCAAGAATTAATGCATTCTCATTTTGATTCTGATATATTTTATACTGATGATGCTGAAGATGAAATGGATGAAATTACTGAACATGCTAAGAATGATTTCTTTAAACATTTTATGCCGCCACGTTCATATCCAGATACAATTATCTTAGAAGATCCTGATTCAGAATTTATTGATGAACAATTAAAACTTTTAAGAGATAAACCACAACCAATCCAAAGAACAAAAGAATGGTATGAATTTCGCCATAATCTAATTACTGCTTCAAACGCATATAAAGCATTTGAAAGTCAAACTGTTAAAAACCAACTTATTTACGAAAAATGTCAACCACTCAATCAAAGTTTATTCCTACCAGGAGATGATGATAATGAAGCAGATAATCAAGAAACTAAAGAAGTAGTCATGGTAAATACTAACACTACACTTCATTGGGGCCAAAAATATGAACCACTTTCTGTGAAAATTTACGAACATAAATACGAAACCAAAATTGAAGAGTTTGGTTGTATTCAACACGAAAAATATTTATTCTTAGGTGCATCTCCTGATGGTATTAACGTTGATAAAACTTCTAAAAGGTATGGACGTATGTTAGAAATTAAAAATATTGTTAATAGGGAAATTGATGGAATTCCAAAGAAAGAATATTGGATTCAAATGCAACTTCAAATGGAAGTTTGTGATCTTGATGAATGTGACTTTTTAGAAACAAAATTTATAGAATATCCTGATTTTGGTTCATATAAAGATGATACATTAGATGAATATTATGAAGATGAAGATGGCATTGAATTTCAAAATCTGTGTTTATCCAAAGATAATAAAATGAAAGGAGCTATCATTTACTTTCATACAAAAGAGGGCAAACCATTTTATCTTTATAGACCATTAGATTTAATTCATCCAGATGATATTACACAATGGCATGAACATAATGTTGATTATTATCAATATAATCCTCAATTTAATTATACTTATATGAAAACCATTTATTGGAAATTAGAGCACCTAAGTTGTGTGTTAGTTTGTAGAAATAGACAATGGTTTAAAGATAACATTATTTATTTAGAAGACATTTGGACTACTATTGAAAAAGAAAGAGTTAGCGGTTATGAACATAGGGCACCTAATCGCAAACAAAAAAAGGAAACTGTTGATATTATGACAAAGCCGAGTGGCGGATGTTTACTACAATTCAATAAGGAAACTGGAAAAATTACTGTAGTTAAGAAAGAAAGCGATAATTCAAATTCTATTCCTATTCCCATTCCAGATCTAAAAGATATTGATATTCATTTTTAAAAATAATACTTAATACAAAATATTTTCATTTGTGGGAATTGAAAAGTACAATTCATTAGGTTCGGTTCTAAAATATCCCACTCTAGCACCTGGCCCTTCCTCTGCTGGTGGTAAAGGAGTTATAATGTTACTTTTTATATTTTTTTTATCATGATAAACCGCTCCACAAAAATCTGCACGGACACACGTTCCTTCATCAGGATTATAACGATGTTGTAAATTGTTTGTTATTTGATCATAAGAACCCAGTGAAAACACAGGATAATGCCACCATATTTGACTATAGTTATTGTTAGATGTTTCATTTTTTCCTATTAAAGGAAAATCGTCTAATATAGCTTGATCAACTGACTTTGGAAAAGTGCCTGGTGTTGACAAATCATATAACCCACTAAATCCTTCTAATTTTTTTATAAATGGAGCTAAATATAAACTAACAGCTAGTATTCCTATCAAAAATATAATACTTCCAAAAAATTTATCTTTCATATAATATAGATTTATATAAATATTTTAAATTTGAATTACCAAAAGACATTAATCATATTTAAATGTATTTATAAAAATATAATACTAAGTTAATACATTATTTTATCGAGATAATAAATATTTATTAGTTTAATAATAAGACATTGAATATATTATATATGGTATTCATATAATATATTATTATAACATAACTGGAAAATCATTTTCAAAACCAAATAAAGTAACTTTATTTTTATAATTATTATTTTTATAAATATGTGTATATAAATATGAAAACTTATCAGAATAGTTAAATTCATCATTCATTATAATTTCTTCATTTTGTTTAATATTCAATATTGTTTTAATACTGTGTTTATTGGAAATAATTTTAACGTTATGTTTTCTTAAAAACCATGAAAGTCTATTGCTTGCCTCAAATACAAAATTTGATTTGGTTAACAAATTAATCAACTCATCTAATACTATCTTTTTTACAAATGTATTTAAGTTAGCATTTGTCATAGTATCGCAATATCCGGTCAATGATATCTTGTTATAATTATTTATTGGATTAAATAAAATAAATCCTATCAAAATATTATTCAAATGATATACAATAATACTTTTATTTATGCAGTAAAGTAAAAACTCTTCTATATTTTTAAACCAAATATTTTCGTTGCATTTTTTGTAGTTATTAATTTTAATAGCATATAGTTCTTCTATCATAATTAAATGATAAGGAATCCTGTTATAAATTGTTTTATAAACGGTTAATTCATTATTAATATATATTTTATTGATTTCTTGTCTACACATATATCCTTCTGTATTTATTTTAATATTATTATTTAATCTAGAAATCTTACAATTATCATCTACACAGATATAATTTTTTAATATTGTTGGTTCGAATAAATCAATATCAAAAGAAATAAAATTACTCTTATTTTTAAAAAAAAGTTCTATTATTTGATAGTGTGTTTTAATAAATTCAATAATAAAATCATCGTTGTCGATGGATTCATCTTTATTTAATATTTTTTGAGAATATTTTAATAATCTTTTATCAATATTATTATGATTTTTGAAAGATTGTAATATACTGTATGGATTTCTTTTATTTAAAATAAATAACTCATTTGTATTTTCTTGATACAGTTGTTTATAATATTCTATTTGTGGCCAAACTGACAATTCTTCTGAATAACAGCAATCCATTTGAGTTATAATATTTTTATCATAAATATCTATTCCTTCTAATAATCTTCTATTTTCGTTATAATTTTTTTTAATTTTCATTCCTACTAATTGTTTATCTTTTGTAATAAAATGTATATTTGTATAACCATAAAAAGAGAAAAATTCTCCCAAACTTGTTGTTCCACTTTTAGGAAATCCAAGTAATATTATTGTTTTATACATTAATATTACATAATATATTTAATCATCTTCTTTTCTATCATCAAAATATTTTTCTATTTCTTCTAATAATTCTTTTGGAAACCTATCTGTAACTTTTATTAAACCATTTGATGTGTATTCAATATGTATATTTGGATCATATTCGTATTTTGATAGTAATAAATGTCTCTCAAAATATTTACGATTTTTTCTGTCTCCATGGTAATAATGATGTATAATACAATCTAAGTAATCAAAACGTAGTTTGCTAAATAATTCATATACATTAATAATATATTGCTTATAACCTTCTGTAAATGTCATATCAGTCCTTTCTAAATACAAATCGATATTTAACATCCCGTAAGACATTCGCGTATCAGCACTTCCAATTATAAATAATTCTGGAATTTTTCCGATTTTATCATATCCTGTTCTACTTAATGCCCAAGCATAACCAGGATGTGTATTATTATAATGCTGTGAATACACTAATTTACCGAAATTATATTTTATAACACCAGTGCTTATATAATCGGTGTTATTGTTATTTTTATCCAACTGAATACAACTTGAAAATAACTGAATAATATCATTATATTTTAACTTTTCTATAGTTTTCTCAACCCACATAGTATCTGTAAATTCGATATCGCTATCTATCCAAGCTACATTTGTCCAATCTGGAGGCAGTAAATTTTTTATGGCTAAATTTATTAAATTTTCCTTATACCATAACTTTGTGTTTGTTTTTAATTGCATATGATTTTTATTATTATTATCTGTCACTTCGTATTCATCATCATTATAAACTATTTCTACAATATATAAATCTATATTACTACAATTATTATATCTTTTGATAAAATCTAGCGTTAATTTTTTTCTTATTTCAAAATGAGAAAAGTTAAAATACACACAAACTATATTCAATTTTTCTGTCATTATTTTAATATTATATAATTATATAATGAAACAAACGCCTACATCTGCCACTAGCTTAACTCTGCAAATACATCATTTTTCAAAAGATAAAAATAATGAATTAATATCTAAAATAGTTAATCCAGATATACAAAAACTAATTGTGTTAACGATTTTTATAAATATTAACAATTTTATATTAAACCCAATAAAAGAAAGCGCTATCAAAACTAATGATTATAATGAATTATATAATAGAACTTTAGATATACTTATAGATTTATATGATAACCATATTGTGGATAACATAAATGAGAATGATATAGACAATTATTTTAATATACTTATTAACTCATTTGATCGAAAAAATAACAATAATAATTTTGATATAACATTTATAGATAAATCCACAGTAATGTTGATATATGAACATTTAATAAAGGATTTTCAATATTATTCACTTATGAACAAATATTTAGCGGGTTCACTTGATAGGACAATTATTATGTTTATGCCAATTTTTCTTCTTGTTAGACAATATTTTAGCAATAACAATTATGATTATAGTATTTATTATATAGACCGCAAAATGAATATGTTATTAAGTATAAAAAATATAGATTTATTAGTTGAAGAACTTAAAAAACAAACAGCAAATGATTTAAATATGATCAAAAATTTAAATACTACGTATACTCCCTTTATTGATAAAGTAATTGGAAAAATAAGTGGTAATACAATAAATCAATATTTAGTGAGTGACTTTAATATTAGGCGTATAATGGTATTAACTGACTACGTATTTTGTATTTATTTAAAAAATACTATACAATCTAAGGATATGTTATCCGATTATGAAAATGCATTAATGAATAAACTATCATATATGACAAATATCTTAACAGCAAATAATTTTCCTGTGATTATGAATAATAGAAATAAAAATACATATATTGATTTGATTGTTAACCTTATTAGTCAGTCAGATTACGTTATATATACAAAGATTTTAGATAATAATATTACAAATTATTCTAGAATATCTAATGTGTTTAACAAAAAACTAAACAAGATTTATCCATATATATTTAGAAATGGAAATATTGAAGAATTTAGTCCAAAACTAAGAAATATTGCAGCTACTTTTTTTATGTTATACGCATTTTTATGTTTAAAAATAGAAGTTTTAAAAAATAATAATAAATTTCTGATTGTTTTATTAAATGAATATATAAAAAATGTAAAGACTTATATAGTTAATATATATGAAATCAAGCAAATACTTGGGATAAATTAATTTGTTTTGTAAATAATTTATTTATTATTAAATGATAAAACTGACTTAAAATTAAACTAACAAATATCATTATATTATGGACTCTAATGATATGCGTGTTACCAAAAGAAATGGTGAATTAGAAGAAATCGCATTTGATAAAATTCTAACTAGAATAAAAAAATTAGGTCAAGAAGCTTCTATACACATAAATTATCAGCAATTAGTTATGAAGGTAATTGACCAGCTATATGATACAATTTCAACAACCAAAATTGATGAATTAGCTGCTGAACAATGTGCTGCTCTTTCTACTCTTAATCCTGATTACGGAACTCTTGCAGGCCGTATTATTGTTTCAAATCATCAAAAAAATACAGACCCAATATTTTCAAATGTAATGAAAGAATTGTATTATTTTTATGATATTCATAACAAACACAAACCATTAGTTTCTTCTCAATTATGGCAATTTGTTCAGGAACATGATGTAGACTTAAATAACATGATTGAACATAGCAGAGATTATTTGATTGATTATTTTGGATTTAAAACACTTGAGAGAGCATATTTATTTAAAAAGGGTAAACATATTATTGAAAGACCTCAACATATGTGGATGCGTGTTGCTGTCGGAATTCATGGAGATTTAAATAATCCAAAAGCATTGGAATTAATCAAAGAAACATATGATTTGATGTCTCAGAAGTACTTTACGCATGCAACTCCTACGCTATTTAATGCGGGAACTCCAAGACCACAGATGAGCTCGTGTTATTTAATTGCTATGGAAGATGATAGCATTGAGGGAATCTTTAATACTTTGAAGGATTGTGCTCATATTTCTAAATGGGCAGGTGGAATTGGTCTACATGTTCATAATGTTAGGGCAAAGGGTAGTCATATTCAGGGAACAAATGGAACTTCTAATGGGTTAGTTCCAATGTTACGAGTATTTAATAATGCGGCACGATACGTTGACCAAGGAGGCAATAAGCGTAATGGCTCATTTGCTATTTATTTAGAACCTTGGCATTCAGATATTTTTGACTTTTTAGAAATGCGTAAAAATCATGGCGACGAAGAAATGAAAGGACGTGATCTCTTCTATGCTTTATGGGTCTCTGATTTATTTATGGAAAGAGTTAAAGAAAAGAATGGAAAATGGTCTTTATTTTGTCCACATGAATGTCCTGGATTATCTGATGTCTATGGACAAGAATTTAAGACACTATATGAAAAATATGAAGCAGAAGGTAAAGCCAGAAAAACTGTAGTAGCACGCGATTTATGGTTTGCGATTTTAGATGCTCAAATGGAAACTGGCACTCCATATTTACTTTATAAAGATGCTGTAAATATTAAATCTAATCAAAAAAATCTTGGAACTGTAAAATCGTCTAATTTATGTACAGAAATAACAGAATACTCAGACGCAACTGAAACGGCTGTTTGTAATTTGGCTTCTATAGGATTACCAACCTTTGTAAACCAAGAGACAAAACAATTTGACTTTGATGGTCTATACCATGTAACAAAGGTTATAACTAACAATTTAAACAGAGTAATAGATATTAATTTTTATCCTACAGAAAAAACAAAGAAAAGCAATTTTAGACATAGACCTATCGGAATAGGTGTCCAAGGTCTAGCGGATGCTTTTATTTTATTAGACATTCCTTTTCATTCGGAAGAGGCTAAACTATTAAATAAACAAATATTTGAAACTATTTATTATGCTGCGTTGAAAAAAAGCAATGAATTAGCATTTGAACGCACTACACTATTAAAATCTCTTCTTAATGGTCCTAGAGATAATCTTTTAGAAAACGTAAATAAGTATGAATACGATTGCTTAAAACGAACTAATTTAGATTTGCTAGGCGCCTATACATCATTTGAAGGTTCTCCCGCATCTGAAGGTATATTACAATTTGATATGTGGTCTATAACTCCTTCAGATCGTTATGATTGGTTAAATCTTAAAGAATCTATTAAAAAATATGGTATAAGAAATTCTTTGTTGGTTGCCCCAATGCCCACAGCATCTACATCACAAATTTTAGGTTTTAATGAATGTTTTGAACCTTTTACAAGCAATTTATATTCAAGGAGAACATTAGCAGGTGAGTTTGTAGTTGTTAATAAATATTTAATGAGAGAGCTTATTCAAATAGGTCATTGGAATGAACAAATTAAAAATAATATTATTGCGAATAAAGGTTCTATTCAACAATTAACTATTTTACCGGAGCATATTCGTAACAAATACAAAATTGTTTGGGAAATTCCTATGAAACATATTATTGATATGGCAGCTGATAGGGGTCCATTTATCTGTCAAAGTCAAAGTTTAAATCTATGGATGGAAGAACCGGTTTATAATAAACTAACATCAATGCATTTTTATGCTTGGGAGAAAGGGTTGAAAACAGGTATATATTATTTGAGAAGAAAGGCAAAACATCAGGCTCAACAGTTTACCATTGAGCCAGATATAAAAGAAAAATCTGAAGAACAAGAAGAAATATGTGAAATGTGTTCAGCTTAAATTATTTTCTTAATTTTCTAGACTTTTTGGATTTTTTGTTTTTAGACTTTTTGGATTTTTTGTTTTTAGACTTTTTGAATTTTCTAGTTCCACCTTTTTGAACTGGATTAATACCTGTCACGCTTTTATATATACCTAATCGGGAGTTTGCTTCATTTTCTAATTTTATTTGCTCGATTGATTTACCAGTCATCATAGATTCTACTTCATCATTATCTATTGGTTCACATATAGTTAAACCGGAAGAACCTACTCCAGCAGGGTCTACTCCGCTTGGTGTAAATTCATTAATAATTTCTATTATAGGATTAGTAGGTGATATATCTTTTAATACAATATATATATCCGGTTCTCCTAAACCACAAACAGGAACATCTGAATTATTTTCTGTAAATTGAATTCCTTTGAACCATAAACGATAAAATACTCTTAAACAAGCAACTACGTCAATTAAAGCATTATGTAAAGCAGACTCCTTAGGAGAATATCCAAACATCCTGAAATATGCTTGATTTAACTTTGGCATTTTAAAAATGGGAGGTGTTTTTTTACAATTATAATCATAACAAATGTTTACTACATTTGTTGCTTTACAAGCAGTACAATAAATTTTATTTTCTCCTTTTACAGAAATAATTTCAGAAAATATAGAGTTCTCATTATTTCTAATACATTCAGCTAATAACATATTTATATCAAAATCTACATTATGACCTGTTACAACATCAGCCTCTCTAAAAAATGTCATGAACTCTTGTATAGCATCTTTGACATCTACTCTTGTTGTTTGGAGACCAGAAGTTATAGCTGCTTTGGTTATATCATGTGTGCTGGGACTATTTAAATATATCTCATTTGTAAACTTTTCAGGCATTTCTACATAAACGTCGTTAACAACCGTTGTGTTTGAATCTGTATCAAACATTATATAACTTAATTGAACTATATAAGGCCAAGTTTCTTTATATTGTTGCCACAAAGTAGGGTCTCTTTCTAAATCCTTTTTTTCTAAATTACTTTCTTCTCTAAGTTGTTTTAAACGATTACTATAGTTCCTCCATGTTTCAAATTTACCATTAGTATTAAGTGGTGGATAATCTTTTTCATTAATTTGAAATGGAGGTAACCCTGTTGTCTCAGTATCAAAAACAAGTACTTTTACCATTTATATATCAGGATAAAAAATATTAAAAAATTCGTGTTAAATAATATTCAATTTAAATTGTAATGGAACAGTATTAAGTGTTGATGGAGGAATGACATGTAATTAATTAATAATATTATTTATTAACAATATTCTTTACAAATTCCAAATGTTTTGCGATGCCATTTAGTTATTCCATGTTGTTTAATCCCATCCATATGTTTTTTAGATCCATATCCTTTATTTGAATCAATTCCATAGTGTTCTATTAATTCAGGATTCTCCTCGCATAATTTATCAATATAAGTATCTCTCTCTACTTTGGCTAATATAGACGCAGCTGCTATTGATGTATATTTATTATCACCGCCTTCAACCATTTTATATTTTATAGTTTCTAATTTTGTTTTATCTTTATTCAAAATTGTAAACGGTTTAAAATAATTACCATCAACTAACAATAATATCTTATCATAATTAATATCTGTTAATTTAGATAATTGAGATAATACATTTTTGATTCCTTTATGCATCGCTGACTGCGTTGCTTGTAAAATATTAATTTGATCAATTGTTTGTTCATCTTCATATTCTACAGCCCAAGCTATAGCATTCTCTTTTATATATTCAGCAACTTGTTCTATTTTCTTTTTAGAATGAAACTTTTTACTATCCTTCATTTGAGAATGATCAAAACTATCGTCTTTAGGTAAAACTGCTACTCCAGCATAAACTCTTCCAAACATTGGACCTCTTCCTGCTTCATCTATTCCTATTTCTATAATAGTAGTATCAGAATCAAACATTTGTTCTAATGGTTGTTGAACATTTCTCTTCTTTTTA